GCTATTATTCCTGTAGCACGTAATGGTGGTCCACAAGGTGAATCATTAAGACCATTAGCTCGTGCGGGTGACTTCAATGTATCACAAATTATTATGAATGATTTACGTATGAGCATTAAACGTATCTTACTTGATGAGTCATTACCACCAGATAATATGTCAGCTCGTTCAGCTACAGAAGTAGTAGAACGCATGAAAGAATTATCACAAAACTTAGGTTCTGCATTTGGTAGACTGATAAATGAAACAATGATACCATTGGTAACTAAGATTTTAAGAGTTATGGATGAGCGTGGTCTTATTGATCTTCCACTTAAAGTCAATGGTCTTGAAATTAAAGTGTCAGCAGTAGCTCCATTAGCTATGGCTCAAAGTATGGAAGATGTGCAAAATGTATTGCAATATGCACAGATCGTACAGCAAGCTGGACCAGAAGCTCAGATGACATTAAAGACTGATGCTATGATGGATTACATTGCTGAGAAATTAGGTATACCACAAAAGATACGTAACACTCAAGAAGAACGTATGATGATGACTCAACAAATGGCTCAGGCTGCACAACAAGTAGCTCAACAAGCGCCTGAAGCAGTACCTGGTATGGTTGAAGCTGCAACTAAGGGGATGATGTAATGGCTGGATGGGAAGATTTAGAACAAGCACTTCCGTTAGATGTAAGAGATGTATCACAAGCAAGAGAAGATTTAGATAGGTTAGCATTAAGAGTTTTTGGTAGTGAAGATGGACAGAAGCTGTTGGCGTGGTTACGTCAAACAGTTTTAGAGCAACCAGTTGCTTTGCCTGGTAGCGACTCAAGTTATGCATACTATCGAGAAGGTCAAAATAGTATAGTGAGAGATATTGAAGCAAAGTTAATTAGAGCAAGGAAAATGTAATGATAGACGACAACATCGAGCCTAGTGGCACTGAGGATACCCCTCAAGAAACTGGCCTACTCGACAGTGCATCAGTTGAAACAGAAGCAGTAGAATCAAATCCACAAAAAGCAGAAATATCACATCTTGAAGCATCAGATGAAGATGATGACGATGGCCCATTAGAACGACCAGATTGGTGGCCAGAGAACTTTTGGAAGAAAGACGAAGCAGCACCAGATGTTCAAGCATTAGCTAAATCTTGGTCTGATCTTAGAAAACAAATCTCACAAGGTAAACACAAAGCGCCAGCAGATGGTAACTATGATGTTGCTGCATTTAAAGATATTCCAGCAGAAGATCCCGTACGTAATCACGTACTAACTTGGGCTAAGGAATATGGTGTTAGCCAAGCAGCTTTGGATGATCTTGTAGGTAAGGTTGTTGAAATGGGATTTGAAGCTCAACAAACTAGCTCTGTTAATTTAGCAGAAGAAAAGAAAGCGCTAGGTCCTAATGCTGATGCTCGTATTAATGGCATGGTTAAGTGGGCAAGTGGTTTAGTTAATAAAGGTATTTGGAGTAAAGAGGACTTTGAGGAGTTTAAATACATGGGTGGTACTGCTAAAGGTATCGCTGCACTAGAGAAACTTCGTGGTGCTTATGAAGGTCGTGTACCTACAGATAGCGCTCCAGTTCAAGGTGCTTTATCTAAAGAAGAACTTTATGCTATGGTAGGTGATCCTAAATATCAAACAGATCCAGGATATCGCAAGAAAGTAGAAAGAATGTTCCAAGAGAATTTTGGTACATAATAACTCCGTAGTTCGTGTTTGACCCACTTCGGTGGGTCTTTTTTTTGCTTTTTACACAAAATACTTGCACAAATTTGCAGAATATGCTAAAAATTGTCCAAGGCTCATTGCATTCGCAACCCTTCACACAAGTAATGTCTTGTCGTCTGGCTATCGTAAATAGCAAGCATAGGCCCAGGTTTTGTCTGGCTAACCAAAGCGATAAACTTTATTTTTATCAATTCTAGGAGAATAACATGGCTATTGGATTATCTAATGCTTTTGTAACGCTCTTTGATGCCGAAGTTAAACAGGCTTACCAAGGTAAGGCTCAATTAGTTGGTGCAGTTCGCCAAAGACGCGGTGTTGAAGGCTCAGTAGTAAAATTTCCTAAAGTAGGCAAAGGTGTAGCTACTTTACGAGTACCACAAACAGATGTCACACCATTGAATGCTGGCTGGAGCCAAGTAACTGCTACTTTAGCAGATTGGAACGCAGCAGAGTATTCTGACATCTTCATGCAACAAAAAGTAAACTTTGACGAAAGACAAGAGTTAGTACAATTAGTAGCTAACGCTATCGGTCGTAGACAAGACCAAATGATTCTTGACGCACTTGCTGCTTCATCAACATCATTAACAGTGTCTAACGATATTGGTACTACAGACTCTAACCTTAACGTAGCTAAACTACGTGAAGCTAAACGTCTTTTAGACAAAAACAATGTTCCACCAGAAGGTCGTCATATTGTTCTTCATGGTAACAACTTAGCATCATTACTTTCAGAAACAGCAGTAACTTCATCTGACTTTAATACAGTGAAAGCTCTTGTAGCTGGTGAAATCAATACATTCTTAGGTTTCACATTCCACGTATTAGGCGACAGATCAGAAGGTGGTTTAGCAATTGATGGTTCAAATGACCGAACAATCTTTGCATTCCATAAAGATTCTGTTGGTTATGCTGAAGGTATAGCTCCTAAGACAGAGATCAATTACATTCCAGAAAAGACATCATTCCTTGTGAATGCTATTTTCTCTGCGACTGCAACAACGATCGATGCCGAAGGTATTGTTCAATTAACTTGCCGCGAATAAGGAGAATAAAACATGGCTTATTCATCAACTGGTTTAAATGCAGCTGGCGGTCAATCTAAAGCTGGTAATGCTCCACAGCTTTGGACATACTCTAGCGCAGATGCTATTGCTACTGTAAATACAGCTGGCTATTTTAATAGTGCAGCTTCTTTGCTTAAAGTTGGCGATTTAATTTACGTATTTGACACAGCTAATACGCTTGGTCATTTCGTTTATGTAAATGCTAACAGTGGCACAGTAGTAGACGTAACTGATGGTCTTGCTGTAACTTCTACAGACACAGATTAATCAGAGTAGTAAATATGTAACTTTGGGTAAGGTGGGTGTTTTGGCACTCACCTTATTCTCACATCTGGAGATAGGGTATGGCAGCTGGAGATTCAGCATTATCAGTTTGTTCTGATGCACTAATATTATTAGGCGCAAAGCCTATTTCTTCATTCACAGAAGGCACAGATGAGTCATCTGCTTGTGATCGTCTTTACTATGACATAAGAGATCAAGCACTAATGATTTATCCATGGTCATTCTCATTTAAAAAAGTTCAATGTGCTAGACTGGTCACTACACCGGTTACAGAATACAAATACGAATATCAATTACCATCAGATAGATTAGGCGCACCAAGAGCCGTTTATGATGCTAATGAGGTAGGATCTCCCGTTAGAAATGATTATAGAATCATGGGGGATAAACTTCTTACTAACTACGAAGAAGTATGGTTAGATTATCAATACTCAGTGACAGAGCCAAATATGCCTGTCTATTTCATTCAATTACTTAAATACCTTATGGCATGGCATTTATGTGTGCCTATTACAGACCAAACAGATAAGGCTCAATATTGGCAAGCCGTAGCAACAGGATCACCAGGCGAGAATGGTCGTGGTGGTTATATGCGTCAAGCCATGAACATTGATGGCCAAGGACAACCCGTAAACGCGATACAAGACTTCTCATTGATTAATGTGAGGTATTAATGGCTCGTTTTGTCACAGTCCAAACTAACTTCACTACAGGCGAATTAGATCCGTTACTACGCGCTAGAATAGATTTAAAGTCTTATGAAAATGCATTAGAAACAGCACAGAATGTATTTTGTCAGCCACAAGGCGGCATTACACGTAGATCTGGCACACGCTATATAAACTCATTACCTAATGCCGGATCTGATTCAGCAGCTAATGGTGTTCGTTTAGTAGCATTTGAATTCTCTACATCAGATAGTTATATGCTTTGCTTTATACATAATCGTATGTATGTGTATAAAGCTGGCGTATTAATTACAAATATTAATGGATCTGGTAATCCATATCTTGATACATCAGGTGTATCTTTAACATCAGCTAAATTAGCTAATATGTGTTGGACACAATCTGCTGACACACTTATTGTAGTGCATGAAGATGTAGCACCTATTAAGATTGTACGTGGTGGCACAGATGCAACATGGACTGCATCTACTATTACATTTGACAGCAAACCTAAATATGCATTTACATTGTCACTATCTAATCCAGCTGCAACATTAACGCCATCTGCTGTATCAGGTAAGGTTACATTAACAGCTTCTGCTGGTGTATTTAGCGCATCTGATGTAGGCCAATATATTAACGCATCACCACAAGGTAGAGCTAAGATTGTATCTTATACAAGTAGCACAGTAGTTAATGCTATTACAGAGTTTCCATTCTTTAACACATCTGCTATTGCTTCAGGTTCTTGGGAAAAAGAATCTGGCTATGAAGATGTATGGTCATCAACAAAAGGATGGCCTAGAACAGTAACATTCCATCAAGGTCGTTTATATTTTGGTGGATCTAAATCAAGACCATCTACAGTATGGGGATCTAAGGTTGGTATCTTCTTTGACTTTGAAGGTACAGAAGGTTTAGATGATGATTCAGTAGAGGCTACATTAGATACTAATACATTTAATGCGATTACAGATATTATTTCTGGTCGTGATCTAATGATCTTTACAACGGGTGGTGAGTTTTATGTACCACAACAAGGCTTAGAGCCAATTACACCTACATCATTCTTTGTATCTACAACTGGTCGTGCTGGTAGTAAACAAGGTATTCGAGTGCAGCAACTAGAATCAGGCGTTTTATTTATACAACGTCAAGGCAAGATACTATCTGAGATTGCATACTCTGATACACAACTTACTTATCTTACATCAAAGATATCTTTATTATCTGGACACTTACTAAAAAATCCTACACGCATGGCATTGAGACGTGCTGTGGATACAGATGAAAACGATCTATTATTAATTACTAATAGCACAGATGGTACTATAGCTGCATATTCATTAATGAGATCACAAAACGTCATAGCACCATCAGAATTTGTTACTGCGGGCGGTGAGTTCTTAGATGTAGGCGTAGACCTTACGACTATTTATACTGTAGTCAAACGTACAATTAGTGGTACTGCTCAATATTATGTAGAACGATTTGACCATTCATTATTGACAGATAGTGCTGTAACTGGTGGTGTATCATCTACTGCCTCTATGTCTCATCTTGTAGGCAAGGAAGTTAATATATTACTTGATGGCAATGTGCAAGCTAATCAAACAGTGCCAGGCGGTGGTACAGTAACATTTCCTAGAGCATCTGCATCTAACTACGAGGTAGGATTGCCTATTTCTGTGCAAGCAACAACTATGCCAATAGATATAAAAATTCAATCAGGTACACGATTAGGGTTTAAAAAACGTATTGTTGAAGTTAATGCTTTGGTGCATGAAACACAAAACATGGTTATTAATAATATAGAGGTACCATTTAGATCATTTGATACTGCATCTATTTTAGATGCTGATATACCAGATTATACAGGAACTAAAGTATTGCATGGCATTTTAGGGTATAGTAATGAAGCAAAGATTACAATTACTCAAAGCGCGCCATTGAAGTTTACATTATTAGGTTTAGAATATAAAGTAGGAGTCCATCAAGGAACATAATTATGTCAGCAGCCATACCTATTATTAAAGCAGCAGCACCATACATATCAGCAGCATCTTCAGCCTTTAGTGCATTTTCAAGTTATTCTCAAGGAAAAAGCACACAGGCTATGTATAGATTACAATCTTTGCAAACAGAAGCTGAATCAAAGCGTAAAGCTCTTGAATATGAAACAAGGGCTAATGAAACATTAAGAAAAGTTAATACAGCTAATTCAGCCAATATAGCAAAAAGATATTCTGGTGGCGTATTAGGATTAGAGGGATCAGCTAAATTAATTGAGACAATGAATTTTAGAGAAGGCGGTAAAGACTTTTTAAATGATCTTACTAATGCTACTAATGCTCTTATGACTGGTTCAATACAATCAGATATATATGAAATTGCTGGGAAAAATGCTGCAAGGAGTGGTTTATTT